ACCAGTGAGCATTGATCCATGCATCACCGTTATTAACATTTTTCCTAATTCCACCTAAAGGTACAGCAGCTAGCATATACCTCCCTTGTTGAAATTTATTAGCGTTAACAACTAGAGTAAAAACTGTTGTGTATCTGATACCATGAAAACCCTTAAGTTTATTTCCAATTTGTACGTTATCAAAAACATTAAAAGGAACGATGATAGTATCAAATGTTGAAGCCACATCTGCGTTTGTAAACGAAGATTGGCCGAGTGTGTATTTCCTAGGTCTAGCTAGAAAGTTCTTCAAGTCCATACCAATATCAACACCAGGGGTAATGTCAAGTGACATATAATCCGATATCGAATTATTGATATTGTCTTCTACAACAATAGCATCATTGTAAAAGTGCGTTGTAGCTACGGTCTCATCTGTTGCTAAAGCTTGAGCCATACTATCAACTTCAAAACGTCCACTAGCTTGCAAAGAAGCATATGGAAAAGTATAATTGTGTTTTTGGCCCACGTGGCCGGTTTTTGCTGGTCCAATATTTAGAAGTAAGGCCGACCCGAACCTTGCTTCGTACGAACGTTGCCACTGATTATTGGGAACTACCCCACCCATTCTGCGACGGTCAGCTATAAAGCCAGGGTTATTGTTTCCCACGGAATCTCTTTGATCATTACGTTCGATTTCAATCGTAAGAGAAGCATCGCAAGGAAACTCATGGTGTTCGTCACCGGCAGCTTGTAAACTCGCATATGGAGCTAAAGCTACAATTTCTTGAAAGGAATTATCTTCCTCTTCAAATACTAAGTGAGCAATGGATTTATCTCCATCTTCACTCAGTGTATTAAGTCTATTAGTTAAGTAGTCAAAATTAACTTCTAAACCGCGTATAGGATAGTTTTTCAAATATTTATCCATCGCTGGAGCATATTTGAGAAAAACATCATAAGGGTGTAGGGATAACTCCCTATAGAATTCCCTAATATGGCCCATCACAATATCCATAAAATAAGGACCGCGACGAGACCATCTAGGAGACTCCAAAATTGTATCTAAACTGAGAGCTCCCACCCAACGATCTAAAGATTCATCGAAATGAAAAGTACGTTTCAAGAAAGATACTTCCGTTATAGGTCTGTCTGGTGCTGTTAAATCACCATCTTTATCATCTAAAGTAATTGTGAGACCTAGATCTTTTAAAGCGTCATGGATGGCTTTCATAGTAAATACAGCTTGAATTCTAGGATGTTTAGACATAATATTGTCATCACCAACTACAAAAATTACTACATTGTCCCTAAATTTAATTAAAGTACTAGGAATAATTTTATAGTATGC